CGAATTTGCCGATGGTAATGCCGCGGCGACGTACAATGCCTTGGTGCGGTTTCAAGAGGCGCGTGTACCGTTCGTGTGCGTGTCCGGTCTGTTCATTTACCGCAACATGCTCATAAAGAGCCTGCACGCCAGCCGCGACGCTCGCACATCCAAGATCCTTGACGGTCGTGTCGAGTTGCAAGAGGTCATCATCGTTTCAACCGCATACACCTCGACCGAGGCGACGGCGAACGATCCGCAGAGTACTGGTGCACCAGGCGGCGCCCAAAGTACTCAAAGCGCTCGACCCACACCGGAACGTGCAGGCGACCCCGTCACGGCCGATCGGGCGTCGGGTACGGTCATGCGTGGCGACGCCGGTACAACCACACCCACACCGGCTGAAAACCGCTCGGTTCTATCGGGAATGTTTGCATGATACGCTTGCAAGTCATCGACGCTGCCGACCAGCAATTCGGCGCCATCTTCAATCGGCGACGTGTGACCATTCGGTTACGATATAACGTCACGATTGACCGGTGGTCGTTTGACCTGTCGATCGACGACTTACCGGTGCTCTACGGTCGTCGCATCGTTACCGGTATCGACCTGCTCGCCAATTTCAATTTTGGTATCGGTCAACTGTTCGCCTGGCCAATGGTTGACGGTGCCGAGCCGAACCGTGAAAACCTACCGAACGGTAACGTGCGCCTCTACCAAGTAAACGATGCTGAGGTCGAGGCAGCGTAATGCGGCAATATCTGCGCAAGGTTAGGCTGCAGGCAGGTGGGTCGGGTGGATCCATCAGCATCAACGCGGGTGGTACCAATCTGCACGACCTGACAATCGGTTTCACGGTCGATAAGGGTATCAGTTCCGCACAGAACAGCGCCGAAATTGAAATATGGAATTTAGCCGAGGCGAACCGCAACGCACTCGGTAAGGAACTCGACGACATCACACTCGAGGCGGGTTACCTGCCGCCTGAGGGTGGCGGCAATGTCGGCATCATTTTCAAAGGGCAAATTCGCGACGTGATGCACAGGCGCGACGGTCCTGACATCGTTACGACCCTGTCGTGCGGTGAGGGTGACAAGGCCGTGCGGCGCGCCTCGATCGCCAAGACCTACCCTAAAGGCACACCGGTCGAAACGGTCGTTGAAGATATTTACGCACAGTTTGAGGCGGAAGGTATCGACCGCGGCGAGTGGAAGTTTCCCGACGAACTGCCACCGTTCAAGCGACCATATACGGTGTGCGGTGGGTGCAAGCGTGAGCTCGACTTGCTCGGTCGTGGCAAGGGGTTTTATTGGTCGATACAAAACGGCGTCATGGAAATCATACCGGGTGATGGGTATATCGGCGGTGTGGTCATTCTGTCACCGCAAACCGGCCTAGTCGACACGCCGACGATCACCGACAACGGCGTCAAGGCGAAAGCGCTGCTCAATCCTGAGATACGACCGAACCGTCGCGTGCAGATCAAAAGCGAAACGCTCGAAATGAATGCCGAGGGTGGTGAATACCGGGTGAGCGGATGCACCTATGCTGGCGACAACCGAACCGGCGATTTCACGGTGAGCATCACAGGTGAGGCCGTGCAGGGCGGTAAGGTCGATGAAGGAGTCAAACCATGAGTGTCGGCCGAGTCGGCAAAACGACAAACTCACCAGATGACGTGGTCGGCAGTGCGCTCGCCGCAGAACGTAAAGCCATGTGGGGCGAGATACCCGGCGAGATTGTATCATTCGACCCGTCGAACCAAACCGGCACCATTAAGCCGCTGTACCGCCCGACGTTTAACGGCGAACCGATCGACATGCCGAACTTGCTCGAGGTACCAGTACGGTTTGCACGGGCTGGCGGCGGTGGTGTGACTTTCCCGGTAAAGGCGGGTGACAAGGTAACCTTGCGACCTCAGATGCGATCGACCGAAAATTATCTTGACGATGGTGACGGTCAGGCCAGTGACGATCGGTCGTTTAATATCTCGGACATGGAAGCGCATCTTGACGGCGGCGAGTCGCTGCAGGATCCCATTCAAGGGTTTGACGCCGACAACGTACACATGCGGTTCGACACTGCCGGCAACTACGGCCTAAAGGGTAGCGAGACCGGCAAGGTCGCTTTGCATGGCGCCGAGGGTAATATATACCTGCTCTTGGCACGGGCGGTCGAGATTATCGCCGAGCATGAGACCAAGGTCACAGCCGGGTCGTCGGTGGGTAACTACTCGCACACCCTGGCAGGCGAGGCGGCAGAGATTGCAGCCAAGTTGAGAGCGATGGCACTATGACGCATTACGGTCTGTCTATCCATCCTGAGACCAATGACCTACACCTAGACGGCAACGGTCACCTTGCGGTCGTCACGGGTGCTGCTGCGGTTGCCCAGCACGTCCGACAACGCCTCAAGACGTTTCAGGGTGAGTGGTTTCTTGACACGACGGCGGGTGTGCCGTGGCTTGCGCAACTGCTAGGGAAACAATACGATCCGGCACTAGCCGAGGCGGTGGTCAAGGCTGAGATTTTGAACACTCACGGCGTGCGCGAAATAACGTCTTTTTCGGTCGGTTTCGATCACGACTCGAGAGCGTTGCAAATCCGTGGTATTAACGTCCTGACGATATACGATGATGAGGTGTCGGTTTGAGTAACTACGGGGTAATTCCGGCAGGCTTTAGCCGCAAACCACTCGCCGTCACGCTCGCCGAGATTGAAAACGCTTTGATCACCGAGTTTGGGCCTAAGGTCGTGCAGACGCCTCAATCGCCGCTCGGTCAGATCAACGGCTTGTTTGCCGATATGGTCACAGAGTTGTGGGAACTCGCCGAGGACATTTATCAGTCATACGACGTCGACCAGGCGGAAGGCACTAGGCTCGATGTGCTCGGCAAGTTGCGCCTCATTCGTCGCGGATCCGATGAGAGTGACGACCCGTTTCGTCACGCCATCAGCAACCAGTCGACCGCGCGCATATCCTTGTCGGACCTGTCACGCGCCGTGCGTGGTGTTCCTGGCGTGACGTACCGGCACGTATTCGTCAATGAGACACGCGACGTTGACTCGCGCGGACTGCCGGCCAACACCATCGCGGTCGCCGCACTTGGTGGCGATGACGGCGACCTCGCAACGGCCGTCAATATGTTCGTCATTCCCGGTATTTCGACCTATGGTAACACGCCGATTACGGCACTCGATGAGGAAGGCTTTTGCCGGACCGTCTTTGCCGTACGGCCGATTGAGGTGCCGACCCGCATCACCGTAACGGTGCGTACCTATTCCGATGAGCGCGGGTGCCCGCCACCCGCGCAAAGCGGTATCGAAAACACAATGTTGCAACACCTGACCGCCAACGATACGCGACCGCTTAACGGTGAGCGGTTGAGCGATTACCTGGTTCGGCAGTTCGTTGAAAGCACTTATTCAACGGTCGAGTTCGTGGCGCTCAGTGTCGACCGTGACGATCCGAGTGGTGACCCTGCCGACTTTGCATTCTTTGAAATTGCACAGGTCGAGTCGGTCGATGTGGTGATTGTCTGATGGACATCGAGGCACGGGTCGACAAGGTACTCACGCGATACCGCGAAAGCCCGAAACTGCTGCATGTGGTGCGAACCTATCTGCGGCAGGTTGCTGAGATAGGGCAGGCGCTCGAGGCATTACCGACCGCATTTGACATCGACTCGGCAACTGGTGACCAGCTAACGCTACTCGGTAAACGTCTCGGATTCCCACGTCTGCATTGCGTATGTGAGATTCAGCCGATATTCGGCTTTGACTGCGGACCGGACGCGCGCAACCTGACATTTCTTGGGTTTTGTACCGATGCCAACTGGCAAGGGTGTGTCGACATTGGCGTTACCGACATCAGTATCGACGACGATGAGGTGTACCGTAAATTTCTCAAGGTGCGCCGGTATCAGATGCTTGCGCTATTCGACCTTGCGACCCTTAACGACTCCGTCAAAACCTTTTGGGGCGACCAGGCCAAGGTAATCGACCACGGTCGCGGGCGTGTGGTCATTGCACCCGGTCGACCGCTGACCACCGATGAGGAATTTCTAATTCAGGTTTACCCGCGGGTGCTGCCGGTTGGCCTAGGTATTCAAATCCGATTTCATTTTGGCGCCTTGCGAGCGTTCGGGTTCGGCGAGGGTTGGGGCGGGTTCTGCGATGGTGAGGCAGTTGACGGCCTGCCGCTTTTAACCGAAAGTGACGAGGAAATCTTGACGGATGGTGATGAGCCTATTCTGACGGACAATCTCGGTATCGGCTCCGATTGGATGTGCGAAATAGACGTCCGACCTTATGACTGCTAGGAACCATCATGGCAAATTTTGACCCTCCTTTTTCCAATGCCGCCGACAAGCGTTTTCCGACCAGTGATGAGCGGCAAAGCGGTTTCCCATGCGGACCGGCCGACCAGCAACTTTTTAACGGTATGTTCCACCGCATCGAGGCGGAACTAGGCGACCTTATCGCCTATGCGGGCCTCACACCTGTCGATAGTGACCTTACACAGACACGCAAGGCAGTCCTGGCACTCATTGCCGCGGCGACGGGCGGTGGTGACCCTGCCGACTACCTGTTACTTGCACAGGCGCGCGGGCGCCTGCCGATCTTTCCAGACGTGCAGAATGTCGACGGGCGCATCGGCATTACCGCACCGAGCACCGGCACAATTCGCGTGCCGGGCGGCGTGACCTTTTTGCACCGTGGTATTTTTCCGGTAACGACCGCGCAGGAGGACTTCGCCACAGCGGCAAGCAAGATTTACCATTTGCGGTGGCGTCCCGATGCCGGTTTCGTCTTGCTCGAAACGGGAGACGCAACCTACAACCCGACCAGCCTTGCTGAAACGGACGCGGCTTTCGATTCCAAGTATGACGATATGCTAGTCGCTCGGATCATCACAAACGCCAGCAACATTGCCACGATTACCAATCTGCGCAATCAAAACCGCATCTTGTTGGAAGTACAAAATAACGGCAACATAACTACCGCCCCAGGTTCTAACCTGGCCGAACGTACCGCTCAATTCTCTTGGAATTTGGCACGCCGTCCTGTGGTTGCGGTCCATCCGACAAGCATCGCCGTTTCATCCAGTTCCAACGATAACACTGGCGGGTTT